CACAAACATACTATCGACGATATTCTAAATGGTGGTAGTGTTCTATGACTAAGCAAGAAAAATGGAAAACGATAGCAAGTGCCGAGATACTTAAAAAAAAGAATCTCGGTTATCAAAGTATCACTAGCATAATAAATGCTAGACCAAATCGTAGTTTGGAAAAGTGGAGAAAAGAATTGGGTGAAGATGTTGCTAACTTTGAAATGAAAAGATGTGCTGAAAGAGGTTTAAAAGTACACTCAATGATACAAGAATATTTTACAACCGAATATAAACACCTTTATAGCAGTTCTGAAGAGTCTATGCCTACATCACACAGATGCGATAGTGTTTTAGCAAATGGCTTATTCATGAATATGCTTGGCTATCTAGAAATGATTGATGATATTGTTTTTATAGAAACTGAACTTTATTCTGACACTTATAAAATTCATGGTCGTGTAGACTGTATTGCTAAAATTAAAGGATACAATCATGATGAGGGATATTTAGCTGTAATAGATTTTAAGACTTCTAATAAACCCAAGCAAAGCATCAAAGATAATTATGGTGTGCAATTATGTGCCTATGCAGTTATGTATAACGAGATGTTCAACGAGAACATAGAAAATGTTGTATTGATAAGTGCTGATGAAACAGGTGGCTCACAAATGATAAGGCGAGATGTTAAGAAGTTTATGCCTACATTCGAGGAGTGGGTGGTATTTTGAAAGATAATATAAATCCAAAACACTACAAACAAGGCAAGATAGAAGTAATTGACTTTATACTTGACCAACAAATGAATTATCTAGAGGGAAATATAGTCAAATATATTTCTAGGTATAAACACAAGAATGGTATTGAAGATTTGAAAAAAGCACTTTGGTATCTAAGTAAACTTATAGGAGTATGGGAAAATGACAAAAATAAAAGTAAAAAAAGATAATAAAAATGTTAAAGGTATTGAGAAAAGAATCGGAGAACTTGTTAATGAACATTTTATATTTAGTGGAATGAGTCCTAAATTTGAAAAAGCATTAAAAAAGAAACTTGTAAAAGATTCTGTCAAAGATACTTTAAAAAGAAATAATATAGAAATAGATAAATAATACTATATTTATATATATTTATAGTATATAGTTGTAATATTAAACAATGATAATGAGGAAAATCAAATGGAAAGTAAACACTTAAAATCTCATAATGAGGAAAAAAGAAAAGAACATAATGAGCTTGGTTTAATTACTGCTATGCACGAATATCAGCAATTAAAACTAAAATCAGATGCTACTGGTAGAAATAGTCGGTTTAAATCAGAAGAAAATCCTAAAGGTACTCCATACTCTACATTAGAAGATGCTATTGAATGTGCTAATGAGGGTTTGAAATTTGGTCTAATATTCACACAAAGTGTTATTTGCGAAGATAGTCAGCAGTATTTACATACTGTGGTAAGACATATAAATGATACTGAAACTTTACAATGTAAATACCCATTATTTGTAAATAATAAAGAAAACCCACAGGCATTCGCCTCTACAGTTACATATGCTAAAAGATATTCTTTGCATATGTTATTTGGGTTCGGAAGTATTATTTCAGATGATGATGATGGGAATGTAGCAAGTCCTGTTAAGGCAACTAATAATAATCAAACAAATAAATTTTAGGAGATGATATGCAATATTTAGTAATAGAAAAAATTAATAATTCTTATTATTTGGTAGGTAATACACCATTTGATACAGAAAAACAGGCACACATGATGTTGGACTTACAAAGAGAATGTAATCCACATAGAAAATATCAAACTGTGTCTATTTTAGAAGAAGAAAATTTGGAGGTGGTAAAATGAGTGAATGGGATAGAACTGATATCGAAAATGAACTATCTGAATCAGATAATCAAACACCTAAAGAAGAAATGGACTTAGATAGTTTGTTTTGTAAAGGCTCATTATCTGACCCTGATGGTTTAGAGTTATTTAAGAAAGGAAGTCTTAAAGATAGTAAACCATATACCAATGAAGATGGTAGTAGAATACCTGACAGGTTTCCTAAAAAAGTAATTGTCACAAAGGCATTATCTTCCAAAGGAACAGAATATTTTACTGTATATGCAGAGGTGGGTTGTTTGTTCGACCCAAAAAGTCCTGACTCTAAAACAGTCAAAACTGGATTTATTAATATAGATGGCAAAGATAAAACTTTGAATGTATATGATAATGAATCATACTATGGATTAGAGATAAGAGAAAAAGATGATAGCACACCATTCTAATGTTTTCCTCATATAGACATTCGGTGCTTTTCATCAAGTGGGTAGTTGTAGCTTTGACTACCCACGACCAAAAGGAGTTTAATTATGTCTTTAACAATTCTAAAAACTAGTTTTTTTCAATCACATGGTAATCCTGATATGGATAAGATACCAAACTATGGTGTTGTCAAACTTCCTATCAATCGTGCAGATTTAGTTTCAGCAAGAGTGGAATTATCGAGTGGTGTTGGAGTTCAACAAGATGCTAAAGTTAATTATGGTGTTGATGATAAACTCACTAGAAAAGTCAAGATGTGGAGAATACCTTTAGATTCTAAGATAGGTGGTTTGTTTCATGTTTATGCAGTTGAGCTTAATAAAATATTTAATTATAGAATATCAGCTATACAAGATATTCAATATTTAGAATATAGTGTTGGAGATTTTTATAAAACTCATACCGATATAAATTGTGAGATAGGCTCTACTAGAAAAATATCAATCTCTTGGATATTAGATGATAATTTTGAGGGTGGAGAATTAAAAATAATGAGTGGTGGTGAAGAAGTAGTTATAAAAAATAATGATAATGAATTAGTAGCATTTACAAGTTTTATGAATCATTGTGTCACACCAGTGACCAAAGGAACTCGTAAAGTTTTAGTTTGCTGGGTAAATGGCGAAAGCTGGAGATAAATAATGAACAATAATGAATATCAAGAAAAATTAAATAAACTTGGTGAAGAAGAACTAAAAAGAAGAGTGCAAGAAGTTGGTAAAGTAGTCAGAGAAAGAACCAATTATCATGGAATAAATATTATAAATCAGCTCATATCTGATAATTTTGACAGATATAATATTGATGAAATATGTACCAGTATTGATGCTATAACCAAGTCAAATGACCATTTAAGATATGTAGACAATGGTATAATTGACCCTTTATTAGCTCAAAAAAAACATCAAAATAACTCAAAATAAATGTATACTTTTAGTATAAGTTAGTTTATACTGTATGTATAAGCTAATAAAACAGCTTATAAATTTAACATAAAACGAGGATATTTAAATGGAACTACGAAAAGATGGAAGTATGTATTGGGAAAAATCAGATATGAGAGATATCAAAGATGGAAACAATGAATACTTTAAAAAAATAGATAATATAAGTCTTGAAGAACTAAATATAGTTGCATACGAAGATACATCATGTGATAGACCTAATGCTATATTATTTTCTACTAGAAAAGATGCTAGAGGTGCAAATCATATGTGGTGGTATACTGGATTTGATTCTAAAGAAGAAAGAGATTTGGCTATTAGTCATACATATAATCTTGCTGAATCACGCTGGAAACATACTGCAATAAAACTTGAATATGTTGCACCTCAATCAATGGTTGGTAGAGGTTATAGGGTCAGGAAAGGTTATTCAGAAGATATGATTAACTGGGAACATGCTAAATATATTACTAAATAGTAAAAATAAAACTATACTATCAGTATAAATTAATATATACTGGTAGTATAAACAATAAAAAACGAGGATATAAATATGAAACTAACAACAGAACAACTTTTGGAGAAACTAGAATTTGCTTGTGAAGATGGAACTTGTGAAGAACAAAGAGGTCATTGGTATCTTTATTCTACTACAGAGAAACCATTTGATAGTTATCCAAATGATAAATACCCTGAAGACTGTTACGAGAGATTTAGGAAAGCATACAAGCTACCTAAAGGATATCTTAAATTATTGACTGATGCTGGGTATCTCGATAAATACTACCTAGATGATGGAACTCTACACTTTCATTTTTCAGAAAATTGTAGATTGGGTGGATTGTTTGAGGAATAAATAAAATGAAGAATACATTAAAAAGTGGGATTACTTTAACAAAGTTTTTAGGTTGCATAAAAAAAAGTGCAATGTCTAAAAGAAAGAGTGACATAGGTTCAGCAATCTATGACATAAGTCTTTTTATAGATAAAGTAGATGCCACCGATATAGATAGTTTTGACTCAATGATTTTGATAAAACTAGATATGGTTAAAAAATTAATTATCGAATCTAAAAAACTAAGAAATGAGTAGAACATATAACGAGCAATTCTTTAGTACTTTAGAGTATATACAAAAGTTTAGAGATACACTTGCTAAAAAAGAGTTGCTCAATAACATACAAAATAAATATCAATTAACAGAAGAACAAGCAAAGGATATGGTGGACAATTATGAATAAAGATTATCTAATACCAAGTTTTATAAGAAAAGGAGAATTAAAAATGGACTTAGAAAAGGCGATAAATAACTTGGAAAATGAAATAAAAAGATATAATAATGGAGATAAAGAAATTACTCTTTTATCACATGAAATGAACTGTAAAACTTTACAACATTTTAAAAGAGTAAAAAAAGATAAAGAGGTGGGCAAATGCAAAGAGAATGTAATGAATACTACGAGGATAACGAAGTGTGGTTAGATGATATTATAGAGTTTAAAGATGCAGTTAAGACTATTGACCTAGCAAAATATTCTCACAGTCATAGAGCATACTGCGAAGAAGTAGAAAGATTATTTAAAGAAATAGTGTTGTCTGATGTAGATGAAATAAAATTTATGCAAAAGTCATATGCAAATTCTATGGCTAAAGAAATAATCTATGATGAATATGGCGATACTAAAAAAGAAAAAATTAATGAACATGGTGATGTAATCAAAGAGGAGAAAAACAATGATAGATAAGTTCAATGAAATATGGGATTCAATACCTGATATTGCACAAGCAATAATAGTCATGTCAGTCATTTCTATATTTTGGATATTTGTATTAGGGTAGTCAATCTTTTAAATTACTGAGTACTACAGTATAAGTTTGACATTCATCTGCCCTTGAGAGTCGCTAAGTTCACCCTCGTTTACTTAGTGGCTCTTTTTTTATGTCTTTTTTTCTGTTAGATTGATGATATAAACTATGTGAGAATATTATGTTTCCAATAGAATTAATATCAATGCTCGTATCTACAGTTCTCGGTGGTGTCTTATCAATTATGGCACAGAAATCTAAAGATAAGGCAGATGAACAAAAGATGCTTATGCAAAGAGCAAATTTTGATGCAAAACAAAAAGATAAGGCGAGAGCAGTTGATGACCCTTTCACTAAGAATACTAGGCGATGGATAGCATTAATTTGTGTGGTTGCTATTTTGGTATTGCCTAAGTTAGCCCCATTCATTGATTCTGATATGCCAATTTATGTTGGTTATACAGAATCGGTGATGCAAGGTTGGTGGATATTTGCCTCAAGCACAGACATAACTCAATGGAAACCAATGACTGGTCTAGTTATAACTCCATTAGATACACATGTCGTTTCTAGTATCGTAGGTTTGTATTTTGGTGGTAGTTTGGTAAGGAGATGAGAACAATGTTCGCTTTTTACAAAGAGGTTATTCTCATTATGTTATTTATAATATTGGCTTATGGCATATCTGATGCTTTAGCTGATGTCACATCGAGTGGCTCAACAACCAATACTCAATCTAATAATGCTGGTTCAAATACTGCCATAACTGGTGGCTATGAAAGTTCGACCACCTATCAATCAGGGTCTAGTTCTAACAGTACAACGAATAATGAAACTAATAATTCTACGAATCAAAAAACAGCAGTCAATAGTGCATCAGCACCAAGCATGAGTGTTTATGGTCAGGATAGTTGTGTCGTTCCTCTAACTGCTGGAGTTACACTGATTGGATTCTCAGGAAGTTTTGGCTCTTACCATTTGGACTTAGATTGTCAAAGAAGAAAATCAGTCAATATGCTTTTTCGTTTGGGCATGAAAGTGGCATCAATTAGTCTTGCCTGTCAAGATGAAAATATTTGGAAAGCCATGATGAATGCTGGAACACCTTGTCCTGTTGATGGATTAATTGGCGATAAAGCAAAAGCAAGGTGGATTGAAAAAAGAAAAACTGAACTAAAAAATACTGGCGATAATAAAACCAGTATGACTTGGAATGATTAGAATATTGCTATTATCATTGATATTATCTAGCTGTGCGAGTCATTCTGTGACTTTAGGCGAGATGAAAGTGTATGGGAGTAACGAGAATTGGGTTTACGAACCAACAAAAGAATGAGATACTTATTTATATTCATTTGTTTTCCTATAACCCTGTTTGCCGAGCAGACAGGGAACTTGGTTATTAATGGAGATTTTGAAAATAACAATTCTAATAATTGGACTACATCAGGCGAAGTCCAAGTTCTAAATGATTGTTGTGGCTCAAACTATGATTTGGAGTTTGGTCTGCAAGGAAGTATCGAGCAAGACTTTAATTTAACAAGCAACAATATAAATCAGTCTATGCTAGATAATGGCATTACTTTAAACAGTTCTGTCTTAATGCAGAATGGTGAATGTGGTGTATCAGGTTGTTGGGGTGGTCAAGGTGGTGCTGATTCTTTTACAATCAGATTACAAATAAAAGACTCTGATAATAATATATTATCTACGACAACACAGGAGAGATATAATGTCACAGGAATTAATGGCAAAATTTTTGAAAATAGTGTCACACATAATGGTTCTAGCTCGAACATTGGAAATATTCATATTAGTGGTTCCGATACTAATGGTGTTGCTGGTGGTCTTGGTGGTGCTAATGTTGATGATATAGTAGTCAGAATGACTTACGACCCTGTTGTCTTATCGACTACACAAACTACTCACATCGCTACAACCTTTCAAGAGATAGAAGAAGTATTATTTAGCAGTGTTGAAACAGTAGAGTTTATCCCTATAAAAGAATTTACTTTTGAAGTTTATGAAGAGCCTGAAATAATTTTAGAAGTATTTGAAGAAATATTTATTGAAGAAATTAAAAAGGAAGAAATAAATACAGGGATAATAAGTTTATTTTTTGAGCCTGTAGAAACAACAACTGAGATACCATCAATAGAAAGTTTTGAAGAAATATCAATGGAGAGTATAATAGAAGTATATGAAGAACCAAAGACCCTCGAATCGTTCACAACAGAAGTCGAAATCGTTGAAGAAGAACCTAAAGGAACAGAAGTCGTTGCTCTCGCAGAAGAAATTACAGAAACCCCAAACTCTGAAAGAGTCACTGAACGACAACCTGTTCGAGAAGAAGTTAGCACAGCAAATAGTGAATCAACAGAAGAAGAAGTTGTTGCCGAAGAAACCAACGAGTCAAATGAGCCATCAGAAAATAATGCTAGAGAATCAGTTGAAGAAACAGATGTTCAAGAAACAGAAACAGCTCAATCCGAATCTAGTAACGAAACAAGAACAGGAAGTGAAGAATCTAACTCAAGCGATAACGAAAGCGAACAAGAAGTATCAGAAAGCAATGTGGATAGTGAAACTGATACTAACAGCACAGAAGTTTCTGAACAAACTATCGAATCTATTTCAGTGGAAAAAATTGCAACAAAAGTTGCCGAAGTGGTTAAAGAAATTGATAAGCAATTAGTTGTGACTAATATTATTGTTGCTAAAGCTATGCAATCAAAGATAAATATTGACAGTTACAGTTCTATCAATAATAATTTATTTAATAATCAAACTATTATGAATGGTGGAAGTTATGATGAGTTCAGAGAATATGTTGATAACAGAAATATATATCAACAAAGCCAAGTCATTTATAATGATGAATTTAGCCAGTATCAAGAAAAGATTGATGAGGCTAAAGCAAACACCATAAGAGCAGTTGAACATTTGAGGAAGATTCGTGGATATTAAAACAATAGCAACAGGGATAGGATTAGTAATTACATTTGCTGGTTTGTTCGTATTTCAAGGGCAACTAATACAAAGGATTGATGTACTTGAATCTAAATCAGCACCTGATATTAAACCATTAGAACAACAAATCGCTATCAATGAGGCAGAAATTAAAGTCCTCAATGCGATAGTATCGGAGATGAAAGCAAAAAGGGATAATCCATTATCCCAATAACTATTATTTATTAGTTTACTTTTTTGCCTACCCAATCTCCATCAAATGAGCCATCTTTATGAAGTTTATTCCATGAATCATACTCCTCTATCAATACTTGATATGTATTCCATGCATATATCTCAATAGGTAGATGATTTGGATTTGCTCCTAAGTATATTTCCTCGTAGTTATTTATGTACCAAGCTTTTAACTGCTCTACTGCCTCATCTCTGTTATCGTACACACAATTTGATACAGCATTTCTTCCTTTCCTATCTCTATACATAAGTTTGGTTATTATATATTTTTTATTTTTTTCCATTTTATTTATCCTCGTTTTATTTAGTTTACAATACAATCATATCATACTTTATACTAAAAGTATATAGTTATTTTTATTGGGTTAGATTTGAGGTGTTAATTTAGAATTAATATCGTGTGTGAGGCTCTTAATAGACTCATTTTGACTGTTTTATCTTAAATTAGTATGAATATACTATATAACTTCGCTACAGCTAAAAGAAATGCCATATACAGAGATTTGGTCTGCTGTCCAAGATAATTCGTTAGAGTCCATTCTCATAACAGCTTTTGTATTTGCATAAGCTATTGAAGAATCATTTGCTAATGCTGTTTTTAAAGGTGGCTCAATTTCTACTGTAGCTTGACCACTTCCATTAGAAGTGCAATCAGCAGTTATCATATGAAGTTTTTGAGTAGCACCTGAACCGAACTGTATGTAATCACCAGCTTTAAAAATGACTGTACTCGCAGTAGCATTTTCTACCGATATCGAATAAGCACCAACCGAATGAACTCCATTGACATTAATTACTGAATTTAATCCACCACGAATTGTTTTTGAATCAGGGTCGCCCAATAAAAATGTTCCAGCACGACCATGAAGTTGCATAAAAAATACTTGCCAAGCATATGCCTCATCTCTTTTCATGGGTGGAAGTTCTACAGTAGTAGTCCACATCGCACCACCATAATCTGCACTCTGACTAGAATAATTGAAAGGAGATGTGCTTACAGCTACAGTTCTTACTATTCTCCATTCTGAAGTTCTAAAATTACTCGGACTGGTTGGCATGGTTAAAGGATAACTTGGTGCTGTCATGAGCCGAATGTCCTAGCAAATGCACCACCGCGAGATTTAGCCTCTGCTACTGCACCTACTGTTTCTTTTTTAATTTGTGGCATTAGGTTCTGTACTTCTGCTCTAACTGTGGGTACGATTCCTGTTGAAAAATTTAATGATTGATTAATGGTGACACCACCACTACCCATCTTATCGTTTGGAATAATTGTACCAGCAGACTTAGGCATAAACATCTCTGCACCTTTTTCTCCTACCATATAAGGAACATTAGGAGATACAAAACCACCACTGGCTCTACCCATTAATGCTGTTCTTGCACTTTGTGACCAACCAAAACTTTGATTTTGAGCTCCCATACTAACTGATGAACCAGCTCCAGCAGTAGATGGTGTACCAAGTCCAGCAGTAAATAATGTCACTGCACTACCTAAAATTGTATCTAAAAAACTACCACCACCTCCACCACCACCCATTTGAACTAACTGCGCCATCTCTGATTTCATAGCTTGTAATTTTTTTGTTAAACCTATAATCAATGGTTCTATAATCAATACATGAGTAATTGTTGAAACTATTTGTGTGATAACACTTCTAAATATATCTTTCATTGCATCTCTAAAACTACCACCTGAAACGATTGCTGTAGCAAAAGCATCTGATATTGATTTACCAGCATCTTCGAATGATTTTTTAACTTCTATTAATATATCTTCTACTTTTTTCATAGTTTCAGCTAGTGCCATAGCTTTCTTTTTATTCTCACTCATTTCTTCAGCACTTTCTCTGACTGCTATGCTTTTTAAATTATAAGCACTCGTAACACCTTTAACTAAAGATTCTTGTAATTCAAGTTGTTTAGCATTTTCATCTAATGTGTTGTTGTATTTATCTAATGCCATGTCAATGCCTACGAATACTGCTATTGCAGTTGCTAATTTTGCAATCAACATAGCGATACCACCAATACCAGTCGCAATCAAAGCAGTTTTTAGAGCAATCAATGATTTAGTCACACTCATGACTCCTTGTTTTATTTTAAATAATGCAACTACCATTTTTACACCAAAGGTGGCAATCATTAAAGAAAATACAGCTTTTAAAGTTGTGCCTAAAAAAGATAATGCAGTTCCGAAACCCTCTACTGCTGATGCTAATACACTTCCGATATCACTTGCGAATGCTTTTATTTTGTGTTCGTTTTCTTCTAATGCTTTATTAAAGTCATTCATCTTATCTTTTAACTGTGCGAAGAAACCATCGCCTACTGCTCTTTGAAAAATAAAAAACTTATCACCAATCATTGATACTGTACCAGTCAATGTCTTTGCTAATTCATCTGTAGCATTACCAAACTTACCACCCTTGCCGAAAACTTTTGAGAATGCCTCGGCAGTTTCCTCAATACTCACAGTAGCACCCATTTGGAAACCCAGCATTTGTCGAACACCTTTTTCTCTAAACATATCAGCAGATGCGATACCACCAGCGAATGACCTTTGTATTTGTTCTGCTGTTGCTTGAAAAGATAATCCTGTGATTGAGGCAACATTACCTGTTATTTCCATGAGTTCAGCTAAATGGTCAGCATCATCTGATACTACAGCTAACGAACCTGACCCTCTTTGTATTTCTGCTAGACTGAAAGGCACTTTAGATGCGAATGTTGCCATGTTATCAAAGGCTCTAGCTCCCTCTTCTGCACTACCAAATAATGCTTTTAATCTTACATTCAGATTTTCTATTTGAACTGCAACATCTACAAAACCTTTAACAGCGATAACACCAATAGCACCAGCAACTACTGAGCCAACCTTTAAAGCAGTCATTGCGAATTTATCTAAAGATTTATTGGCTCTGTCAAAGCCACCTGACATTTTTTTAGATGCACCTGTGACAGCAGTATTTGCCTTTGCTAATCCTCTTTGTAAATCGCTGATGTCAGCTTGGACTTTTACAATTAACTTATCTAATTCTGTTGCCATATCTTAGTTTTCGTTCATTTCTATAAAATTTACTGGGTAATTACCTTGACAGATTAACACTAGAGTTAGTAATCAGGGTACATTTCTTTCAATTCTTCTAGTTCTGACTTCTCCATAGGTTTGTCATTATTTCCATTATATTCTTTAAAACCATTGATTGCCATAGTGATTTCTTTAATTGACATATTCCAAAAGCACTTAGGAGATAAGTGCATCATTCCAACACAGACTTCAAACCATCTTTCTACAGGAAGAACTTCACTTCCTTTTATGACTCGCTTTTTTTTTCATCTTCCTTTTCGCCAGTGTCTAAGGCTAATGTAAGTAAATCTCCAGCAGTTTTAATAGATTCTATAAGTCCTAAATCAGAAACTAATTTTTTTACATCTGAATCTTTTATATCATTTCCACCAGCACGAATGCTTAAAGTCATTATAGTTATAATTTCCATAAGACTTAATTCACCAGTAGATAATTTATTAGCTACTTTAAGTATAGAAGTTCCTAAAGCACTCTCAATCCCCATGATAGTATCAAGCGACATTTTCGCTTTATAACTTACATCATTTGGAAATTTTAGTGTCGTTTCTGCTTTTAATAGGTTTGTCATTGTTTTTATCCTCGATTGTTATTTTTAAAGTTTCTTCTCTTTCTCCTACATCTTCTATAGATTCAATTTTATAATCTTTTGAATCTATCGTAACATTAGTAGATTTAAGAAGTTTCAAGTCAAACATCATTTCTATTTCTATCATGTCGTTTGACTTATTAACTTGTGCATTAACTTTCTTACCATTTATAGTAATTTCAGTTTCTTTCCACATTACATTACTCCTAGACTGTTGCTATAGTTATTGCACCAGCAGATTCAAATGATAAAGAATATTGAGCTGAATCATTGTATTCACCTGAATATTCCATACTTGTTATCTGAAAAGCACCAGTAAAGGTGTTGTAGTCAGGAACAAGGAATTGAAAATTTGAAAATGTTGAGGCACTAAAAGCAGTCAATACTGATTGATGTGTAGCACCATCATCAAATATTCCACTTCCTGAAATACTAAATGATTTGATACCAGCACCAGCTAATAATGTTCTTACTCTTGATGAGTCTTTGTTTGTTATGTCTATTTGTTCAGAATTAATTGTGATAGATGTACTTCTTAAAGCACCAATGGTAGTAAATGTTTCTGGACTACCAGCATTACCTATCTTCATTAAAACTGCACTACCTTTTTGGACTGCCATTTTATTACTCCTATTTAGTTGTCATATACAGTAAAGTCTATATTCACTATACCATGTCTTGTGATACCATCAACCTCTGTCATTGTTGTTGCATTATTTACATAACTCATAACAGATGATGCCCCACTTACAGATATTGTAGCATTATTGACTAAATTGTAAATTCTTTCCATAACCTCTTTGATTTGCTTTTGACCACGATATTGTGACCAAACTTCTATATTTATGTTATATATATTGCCATCTAAAGTTGTAGTTCCGACATTAGTTATTGATTCAGTTCCAATAATTACATAAGGATATGCTGTATCTTGGGGTGCTGTAGAATCAAATATTTTATTATTTCCTACTAAACCATCTAATGTACTATCTCCTGAAAGTAAACTAAAAATCGCAGTCTGTAAGTCAAAAGAGTGAAATCCCATTATTTAATTCCTAAGTTCTTAGCAAACATCTTACCGAATATCTTTGTATTTCTGTATGCTTTACTTTGTTTACCCATAAAATATCTTTTAAATTTAGTTTCTAAATCTTCAGCATAATCCATATTAGTGCTGACTAAACCTAGACCCTGTCTAATTCTTTTATACTGTATGCTACTTCTTAACATTCCTGTATCTACTCTTGGTGGATTTCCTACTGATGATGAAGTATGTCTAACACCATTTTCTTTTGTTCTAGTTTTACCAGTCGCTGGTGATAATGTCATTTCTAATGCTATTTGATTTCTAAAATAACTGCCTGTAGCATCTACCCAGCGATTCTGTCTAGCATTATATTTTTTGCTGACAGCATTAACTCTCTTACGAATATCAGATTTTATTTCTACTCTAATTCCCAAATGCTACACCTTCTGTTGCGGTTATCTCTTGATATCTTTCTTTACCTTCATCTAATATTTTTATGTTTGTGATGTCAAATGTTTTAGAACGATAGAGAAGTCTGTACTTGGTTGTGAGTGCCGAGTAATATCTTATTGTGAATTTAAAAGTTCCTGTGGCTCTTACTTGGTCGCCAAATAAACCCTCTGAACCTGTTGTGTTCTCTACTTTGCTCCAAACTGTTGTAGCAGTAGACCATGTTGTTGATGTACCACCACCAGCATCAATACTACCACCGAGAGTTTGTAAAGCGACTCTGTTTCTAAACTCGCCGAGATACATGATTAGCCGATAACTCCATATCTATATGTTTTATTCGTTTTATAAGGATTCGTAGATAATTGAGTGACTACGAAAGGTTGTAATAATGCTGTAGCAGAATATGGTGCTTTGACTGATTTTTCATTATCGCCTCTATTTTCAAATAGATAACTACCATAAATAAGACATGCTTGTTTAATTTGCATAGGAACAGCAGTATTATCTCCATAACCAGCAACATATTGTATTTCAAACCCATTGACTGGTCTGAGTCCTGTTGGATATGTTTTTCCTGTTTGTAATGTGAATCTACTTGGAACACTTGCATTATCTAATCTGTAATTTGATGTCGCCCATGTTGTCGCTGTGTCATCATCTGAATAATATTTAGCATGAGTTATTGATGCGACAGGAGAGAAAGGTAGAAGTATCGGTCTTTTATTATAAACTAAATCAATCCCATCATACATTCCCTCTTGTATTGGAACATTAGAATCTGATAAATCATCAATAAATAATTGATAAGTAGTAGTACATAAAGTTCTATGAGTGTATTCTTTTGCCCATGAATCTACTGTTTGCTTAATAATATTTAAAACTACATCATCATCTGATGAATCTACTTTCAAATATGCTTTTAGTTCAGCTAAAGTAATTGCAGAATCAGTTTGAGCTGTGTGTATTTTAAGTCCAGCCATATTTTACCTCTGATAAAAATATCCTATTATGATAGCAACAATGCCACCGAGCCATGCTAACAATGTTACAGCACCACGACCTCGATTCATGACTGCCTCTACGACCATTATTCTATCTTCTAAAGCTGTCATTTTATTATCTAGTTTGACCATCATGTCAAACAACTGTTCGTTAGTAACTTTCATGTTGCTAGTGATATTGTTCCATTAGTTCCGACCATGGGCATCTCAGCAAAAGCCATGTAAATATATTTGCCACCATCTGTATTTGCTTTACCATCGCTAGTTGTAATTCTAAATCCATTGCTTTCAAAGTTTACAGTACAGTTTGTTGATGAGGTGTTATCACTAACTTTAACTGTTCTTGTTCTTGTACCACCAAGACCAAAACCTGTTAATCCTGATACTTTTGTAAACCAATCCTCAGTTTGACCCCAGTTTTTAACCATTATCCATTTTGGTCTAAATCCACAATAAATTCTAACTCCTATGGCATTACCATTACCTATATAAAATCCAAACTTAGAAAATCCTTGTTTTTCTGCAAAACAATAAGCGATACTTGCCACTCCACTAGTATTGTGATGTGTTTTATTTCCTATAGACCATACTGAGCTTGTAGGTTTTGTGTCATTCCAACCACCAGCATCATCTTGAAAAGCACCTGTACCAGCAAACTGTATTAAGTCTGTTTCAGTATCAGAATATATAGTTGTGCCACCATTAAATATATCTCCATTATCTGCAACAGTAGTAGATTTTGCTATTATTACTTTTGGAACTGCTCCTAATCCATGTCCGATTGTGCCATTAGCACCTGTACCTGTATAAGTGCCAATAGAAATTCCAGCAGTTGTATTTACTTGTAGTGTTGATGTTATAGAGCCATCTGTATTCGAGCTGGTTGTTCCACCATTAGCTTTCCAACAAGCACCTACATAATCATCACCATCATTGTTTGTATTTTCTATATTGCCAGTTAAAGTAAATCCATCTGAGGTATAACTTGCTACATAAGTTGTTGTATCATAGGCAGATGAGCCACTTGGAACCCAGTTTTTTGCTGTACCCTCTGTAGAATTATTTAAGACTGGGTGTCCATTACCATTATATCTTTTAATCAAAAGAGCATCAGGTTTGAAACCCATACCAGTAATTGTTTTTGTGCTATCACTTCCGTCCCATGTAGGGCAATCAAAGTGGTCTGATACTTTTGCTATTGTTGTAAATGCCATATTATATTCTCCTATCCATAATCCTTAATGTTCTTTGTGCAGATTGCATAGAATCCAGCTGGTACATCATATTCAAATATACCGACTCCATTATCATCTGCATTTCCACTAGCTACTGCTGTTGCTCCAAAATACCCATTACCGAAATTACATAACATTCTAGCTGTTGCTCCAGCATTATTACTCACTGCTGTAACAGTAACACCCCAAAAGTCATCTCCTTTGGCAAAAGATAATCCAGCATTAGCTCCTGTGTTAGGTACTCCAGCATTTGAAGTGCCAGGTGCATTAAACCATGTGCCATTTTTTCCAAACCATATCTTGCCATTATCTAAATCAAAAGCACACATAATGATATCGTTAAGACTTGCTTGTGAACCATAGTTTACAGTTCCACCACCACCAGTATCTAAAATGTTTGGTGTGCTAGGCATTGGTTGATAACTAATACCCTCGCAACCATTTGAGCTTGAGCTATTACCAGCAACAGCACTTGAGCCTGTTGACCTGAAGAAAGATGATGCATAAGTACCATTTTTTACTATGCCGAGAGTTGCTCCATTTGCTTGAGTTCTATCTGTTCCTACCTTAACTTCATAATACCATTTACCATTCTTTACCATTTGTGTACCAATACACCCACTAGCATTTGTATTAAAATTATTAAGTGATGTTCCAGCATATTCTAAAGCACCAATATCATATGATTGGTTTCCATCTAACTGACAAAAATTATTGCTAGGTGTATCAGGTGATTGTTTTAAATCGCCATTAACTGTAAAAGTAGTGCCATTGCCTGATGAGTCTGTACCCATAGCTCCAGCATTTTCCATTTTCAAAAACCAACCATTAGTTCCATAAGTTACACTAGGAGTTAATTTTGCTTTCCAACCACCAGTAGTGCTGTCAGTTTCACCGAATACTGTAGGTGCATAAGCTAATCCATCTATGTTATGAACATGAGTCATAACACCTAAGAATTGGTTGCTACTAGCATTTATACCAACATGCCAACCATTAGATGTACCTGACATTTCTTTGTTAAGCTCATAATCATTATTTTGAGTTATAGCTGTTGAACTATCAAAACTAGTTAGTCTTTCACCATTTATATAAA